CAGAAGTACAAACAGAAGCATTTTTAGAAGATCCAATTGGGGCAGTGCTTGATGTAGATGTAGCAGAATTACTATCTAATTTCTCTGAGTTAGGTAGCGATATGACAGATGATCAGAGAGAGAAAGCCCAAGAAGTCATTATTCCAGTAATCATTGTTTCACAGATTGCCAACATGATGATTGGGATGAGGAGGTAAGAATGAAAATAATAAAAAAGGTTGTGAAGGGATTCTTCACATGGCTTAAAGATGCAGGTTTGGAAATAATTGCTCAAGCATTTACCCTCCTTGGCTTCTTTATTGCTTGGTTAACATTAACAGGATCAGCCAGAGACATTGTTGGTATTGCAGTATTAATAACAACAGTAATTTGGCTTATTACAATCCCGCTAAGAAAGGAGGACTAAATATGGCAACTAAAAAAATAGTAGAGCCTCCTAAGAAGGAGCACCCACAAAAGGCTTTGACAAATGTCTTGATGCGTATCGTAGCAGTGTTCGCTGCTTCTGGTCTATCAGTACTTGGTGCTGGAGCAGTAGTAGGAATTGATACAGTCCAGGCAGTTATGCTTGCGGGTCTATTAGGCGTAGCCACCGTTATTGAAAGGCTTGCAAGGGCTTTTTTGGACGATGGAAAACTCACATTGGCAGAGATCAATGATGCGTTTAAGACGGTAGACAAAAAGGCTAATTAGTCATTATTGACGATAGTTGACAGCCCTCTCTGGATAATGGTATACTTGAGTATCACCTATCTGGAGAGGGCTTTGTCATGACTTGTATTGTTGCTTTACGCCATGAAGAAAAAGTTTATATGGCTGGAGATCGTGGAGCATCAGATGATGGAGTTATTCTTTCACTTGAATCACCAAAGGTTTGGAAGACTGGCCCATATTTAATTGGATACGCTGGATCAATGGACGGGGATAGAATTAGACATAATTTTAAACCAACAGCACCTAACATTAAAGATACAGATAAGTTTATGCACACAAGGTTTATTAAAGAACTTCGTGAGTTTTATAACGAGTTCTGGATTGATACTTCTAAAGACGGAGAACTAAGTTTGATTATTGGCATTCGTGGAGAAATCTATGAGCACAGTTCTGGAGATATGTCTTTATCTAAGTATTCAGTTCCATATATTTCTATTGGCTCTGGATCAGAATATGCTTACGGAGTTATGTATGCAACAGACAAACAAAAAAATGCAAGGAATAGAGTAGTTCAGGCAGTAAATGCAGCAATTAAATTTAACCCATCCTGTATGGGACCAGTTGACATCATAAGCGCTTAGGGGTATACTTAGTATATGAACGAAGAATTTGAAGAGATCCTAAAGGACATTCAGAACATAGAGTCAGACTTTGATGAGTTTGAAATCTGGCTTGATAATGGAATTCAGCGGGGATGGATAACAGAACCATTCTGCAATACTCATGAGGGAGATCCCTACATGACAGAAGAAGAACAGCAAGAGTGGGAAGAAGGCGGAGACCCATGCCAAGTAGTTTTAAAAATCAAACAATAAACAACAAGGAGAAAACAATGAAAAAAGTACTACTCGCACTACTATCTATTGCACTTGCTTTTACAGCAATGCAGCCATCACAGGCACAAGATCAAAAGGTGTTGGCAATTATTGACACAGCCATTGATTCAAAAGTATTTCCACAAGTAATCCATGAAGTTTGTTTTACAACACAGCATCATCCAGGACCGAAAAACAAGGAAGATTGTCCTAATGGTCAAACAAGCATGGAAGGTCCAGGGGCTGCAAACCTTTCATCATGGCCAAACCACCGTGATACAGGTGCTTGGCACGGTGACAGGATGGTCAAGGGAGCGCTAAAGGCTGATCCTACAGTTAAGATTGTATTTATTCGATTCGCTCATATCACTTCCTCTAACACATATCGTAATGATGCAGCATCTTTAATTAAGGCACTTGATTGGTTATCAAATAACTCAGTAAAATATAGCATTGATGCCGTTTCTATTAGTCAAGCAGTACTTGGTACTGATTCAAAAACACTCACAAGAGTTCTTAGTCCTTTGTGTACAGATGCACAAACTATCAGCGCAGTATCAAAACTAAACGCAATCAATGTTCCAGTTTTTTCTGCTACTGGAAACGATGGTCTTCGCAATCTTGTTGGCTTCCCATCATGTGTAAATGGTGTAGTAGGTGTTGGGGCATTGACTACAAGAACCTCTTCACTACTTGAACGAACAACAAATAGAGGCCCTGGACTTGACCTTGTAACATTCGGAGCATTTGAAGTTCAATTAGGAAGAACTAGCGGAACATTTGCACTTGCTGGTTCTTCAGGGGCCACGGTTGTTGCAGCATCTACATATCTAAAAAACAATACATTTAAAACTTTTCAGGAATATTTAAACTCTCTTCCAAAGGTTTTAATTGATTCAGTTTCGTATAGTCGCAACTAAACGAAAGTCCTGGGCATGACTAAAACTGCCTACCTTGCCCTATAACTCAGATGGTAGAGTGCCGAACTGTTAATTCGGATGTCCCTGGATCGAGGCCAGGTGGGGCAGCATGATATAATTATATAAAGATTCCTAAAGGAGGATATCATGGCAGCAAAAGGTAGTCTAGAAGCAATCATTGAGGTTGCAAAGAAAGAAGTGGGCACAATTGAAGGCCCAAAAGATAACGAAACAAAGTATGGTGCATGGATTAAGGTTAACTTCCAGCCATGGTGCCAATCTTTTGTTTCTTGGTGTGCATTTACATCAGGCGTAAAGTCATTCCCTAAGTCTGCATCAACAGTTGCAGCAGCAGATTGGTTTAAGAAGGCTGAACGTTGGTCAGATGCTCGTAATGATGATCCACAAGCAGGAGACTGGATCTATTTTGATTTTCCAGATGATGGTGTAAATCGTATTTCACATGTTGGTCTTTGCATTAAGAACAATGGCGATGGAACAATCCAAGTTATTGAAGGAAACACTTCAGGAACTGCAAAGGGAGACCAGCGCAATGGCGGAATGTGTGTCGAGAAGACTCGTGCATATGTAAAGAACAACAAGAAGAAGTTAGTAAATGCTGTAGTTGGTTGGGGTCGTCCAGTTTATACTGGAGAAGAGAATGCTCCACTACTAAATAAGATTGTTGCATCTGCAACAACAGCAGCACCAGTTAAGAAGGCAGCACCAAAGCCAGCAGCAAAGAAGCCATCTGGTGGCGGAGGAAAGTCTCAGGTAGCACTATAATGGAGTCAAGAAGAAAGTCATTACTAAAGACTATAAGTTGGCCATTTGTACACTTTACTTTTGTTTCTGGAATAATTTATTTTGTTCTAAAGTATTACACTGGAGAGGCAGAGTGGGAGTATGTTGGTCTATATGGACTATCATATCTAACACTAGAAATGACTTTCTTCTATCTTCATGAAAGAATTTGGGCGAAGTTTGGAAAGAAGGTAAAGTAATGAGAATTAAGATTATTAAATTTGTTGTAAAGGCTTTAGGCTATGAGTGGTCTGGAGATGAACTCAAACTGCCAGTTTGGTATGTAAAAGAAAAGAAAAAGAAGTAAATTTATGCCAGCATATGAGTATGACTGCATGGTTTGTGCTGTAAGATACACAAAAATTCGTGGAATATCTGAAGATGATCCAGGATATCAATGTGAGACTTGCAATAAGTCTTTAGTTCGTGTATACTCTAATATAGGAGCAGTATTCAACGGTAGTGGATTTTATTCCACTGATAACAGAAAGCGGTAGTATACTTATGAGTATCATGACTAACATATTGGCAAAAGAAGAAGTCCAGGAATGGACCCTTAGTCCACTAGATAGGTGTGACAGATGTAATGCAGAAGCACTTGTAAAAGTTACGGGATTGTCTGGAGAACTAATGTTCTGTGGCCATCACTACAATAAGATCATGTCTATTCCAGACGGCTATAACAGCATGATGGCATTTATGGTTAGCATTGTTGATGAGCGAGAAAAACTTATTGAAAATAGAGCAAAGGGAAAAGATTACTAATGATTATTCAGATTATTGGCCTACCTGGTTCTGGTAAAACAGAATTAGCAAAGGCTCTAAAAGAGCGTATTAATGCTATACATCTTAATGCAGATGAGGTTCGTGCAACCGTAAATTCAGATCTTGGTTTTACACCAGAGGATCGACTTGAACAAGCACGACGCATGGGAGAGATGGCAAGACTTATCTCTAATCAGGGAGTAGCACCAGTAATCGTTGACTTTATTTGCCCAACAGACCTTACTCGTGCAGCATTCGGTAAGCCTGACATATTAGTATTTATGGACACCCTTGCTGAAGGTCGTTTTGAAGACACAAATAAAATATTTGAACGACCAACAGAGTTTGATGTCTCATTTATTAGTCACAACTTGGATGCAGAAGCAAAGGCATCTCACATCATTGATAAGTTTAGTCTTCACGATTGGTCTGCACCTACAACACTAATGCTGGGTAGGTACCAGCCTTGGCACGAAGGCCACCACGCCCTTTATAAGGAGGCTGGCAAGAGAACTGACCAAGTACTTCTTGGAGTCCGTAATACCTATAATACAAGTGAGAAAGATCCACTTAAGTTTGATCAGGTAAAAGAATATATTGCCAAGGATGAATTTATGGATGGAGCATTAGTACTAAGACTACCTAACATTACCAACATTGTATACGGTAGAGATGTAGGATATAAAATTGAACAAGTAGATTTGGGGGCAGACATTCATGCTATATCGGCTACGCAAAAACGTAAAGAGATGGGTATCTAAGGTCTGGAACTTGATTACTAAGCCAAACAATATAGAGTGGCCGTCATGAATGTATCTAAACAAAGATCAGCATTAAAAGCAATTACTTGGCGTATAATTGGAACAGCAGACACATTTGCTATTGCTTGGCTTATAACCAAAGAGCCAGTTACAGCAGGTGCAATCGCAAGTTTCGAGGTAGTTACAAAAACAATCCTTTATTACTTCCATGAGCGTGGTTGGAATAAAGTTAAATGGGGGAGAAAATAATGTATGAATACTATGTAAGAAAAGTAGAGAATGTCGTAGATGGAGATACCATTGATGTTCTTATTGATTTAGGGTTTGATATTCTCTTTCAGTCCCGTGTGAGATTGGCTGGTATTGATACACCTGAGTCTCGTACAAAAGATCTTAAAGAGAAGGCTCTTGGCCTTGAGTCTAAAGAGTATCTCAAAAAGCACCTTAAGGATGCCAAGTCTGTTGTTATTAAGACTGAGAAGATGGACTCATCTGAAAAGTATGGTCGCATTTTGGGCTGGGTATATATTAATGGAGACACAGTATCTCTTAACGATATGATGATTAATGATGGTTACGCTTGGGGATACTTAGGTGACACCAAGGTCAAAGACTTTGATGCTCTTGCAAAGGCTAGAAAAAAGTCTGGTAAGTAACATGGGCCTTCAAGAAGAAGCAATGCTAGAGCATTTAATGCTTCAGGGTGCTTTAGAATTCCAGGGAATTGATGATGTCACTGGCGAGATGATGTATGGTATTACAGACAAGATGAAGGAAGTAAGTCCAGAAATCTATAATCAATTAAAAGACCAATATGAAAATCATATGTTTCAGTTAATTGATCAAGGCCCAACAAGGATGACTTGGAAAGTTAAAGTATGAATTCCGAAGACGAAGAGATAGAAAGACTTATACTTTTTGGAGCACTTGAACCAGCAGGAATAGACGAAGAAACTGGAGAGTTTTTATATAACTTTACAGACAAACTTGCCAAGGTAAATCCAGAACTGCATAAAGATGTTTCTTTACATTTTTATAATGAGACTATGTATCTTTGGAGTCATGGCTTTCTTGATATGGACATAACATCTTCAAACCCAATAATAAACCTGGGTCCAAAAGCCTTTGATCCCCAAGCGGTCAATCTATTAGAAAAAAATAAAAGGCTGGTTTTTGAAGAAATTAGCAAAGTTCTTTCAGAAAAAAAGTGATACAATGAATATTGGGAGTATCTATGAATAATTGGTATGGCGCTGCTGGATTAACTATAACTATATTATTAGTTTTAGGCACATATATTCTTTCATCAAGGCCAAAGAATAGAACTCAAATAGTAAGCCAGTCTATGCTTCTATATAGATACAGCGCTGGCAAAAAGTATTCAAGAAAACTAATTTCAAAAACACAGTCAAAAAATCATTATGACAAAACAAATGTCAAGGTAATTATTGTCGATAATAATGCCTATTGGATTAAAGATAATATTTTTTATAAAGCACCTTTGGTAGATCAGTTGATTGATAAAGACTCTGCAGAACAAGTTGACACAATAAGCATGGATAAGGTACAATTAGATAAGATGCTTTTTATAATGGACAAACTAAGAGAAGGGATTAACGATGATAGTAGGGGTTCAAGGGACAAGTAGTTTTAACAACTACAATATCTTCTTAAGATCAATGGCTGTTGCCCTTTCTGAGTTAAGAAAAGAAGACAATAACTTTTATATCTATTCTGCAGGTCCAAACAACATAAACCTTATGGCCATGGAGTTTGTTAACTTGTCTGAACGAGGAATGAAATCGAGAGGAAAGTCTATAAAGTTTTTTAAGGTTACTCAAGAATGGCTAGAAGAAAACATCAAAGATGTTAATCATTTTGCATTTCTGTCTAATCCGAAAGAACCTGTTTCAAAAATTGTTCACTCATCAAAACTAAATAACATAAATACAAACGTATACACATTTTAAGTTTGTATACATCAACTGTGCAAAGCACACAAGAGAACGGAACATAATGAAAATAATCAATTCTTTAGATACTATGGAATCAATAGTAAAGAATAATAGACAACTGTCTTGGGATGGTTGGACAGTAGTTGAGACCTTTCCATCAGAGAAAGCATACTACTCTAAGTTTGGCATTTACAAAAATGACAAGTGGCAGATGAAAAAGGAGTTTGTCCCTTCTAGTTTAGGATGGGAAATTCCAGACAAGTATGTGAAATAAATGAACAAGCATAAGTGGAAAGACGAAGCAGTTTGTTTAGATTACGATACAAATTTATTTTTTGATAAATATGAAGAAGACGAGTTGCTTAGGCCAGCAATAGATGCACTGTGCTCTTCATGTTTAGTAAGAAAAGAATGTTTTTCTGTTGGCATATCGGGTAAAGAGTGGGGTGTTTGGGGCGGTGTGTATTTAGAAAATGGAGAAGTTTCTAAAGAATTTTCTAGCCACAAGAGTAAGATTGATTGGGGCAAGACATGGCAATCTTTAACAATGGAGTAATATGTATACTGAAGAAATGAAAAGAGCCTTCAGATCTGTTTCTTGTCCTAAAAATTTTTCTTTGCAAATCATAGACAATGATCATTTTTTAACTGTTAAGGCTAAAGAAAAAGACTTTATGTCTTTGGAAACAGTTGAAATGAAAAAAGAAGCAATAGAATATATGATTAGGGTAAAGAAAGCATTAGAGGACAACGGGGCTATAGTTCTTCTAGTTAGAGAAGGTGGTAAAGAGTTATGATAGAGTCAATTCTTGTTGGTGTCCTGTCATTCTTAGTCTTGTTATTTTTATCTTTATATATGCTACAAAGAAAAACAAATCGTCAGATTCTTGCTAATACAATTAATCTTTTAATAATGCAGCAAGCCAGCAATGATGAAAATAAAACAGATCAAGAAAAAGCCAACGAGGATTTTTTAAAATTTGTTTCAGATTCTAGAGACTGGGCTTATCAATACATAGAAGATTTTCAAACATCATTAAACAAATTTATTAATGATATTGAGCCTGAAATTGCCTATTTTGACGAGTATGGGATAGTGGGATCAGCATTCCCGCACTACCACTCAATGAAGAAAATTTCTGGGGCATACAAAGAACTAAAGAAACTGTTACCAGAAGACTATGATAGAATAGTGTAATGATCGTCCTTAAGCACACCAAGAATCTTAACTTATTCATATGTGAAGAAGAGTTGTGCGAGGATGAAAGTACACAGGTTTGGGCAAGTTCTGAAAGCAGAATTGTTGACCTGTGTGATTTACACTATAGTCAAGCAATAAATTCCTAGGAGGAAAATTATGAATCAACAAATCAAAAACGCACTAGCGTCATACGGAAGATCAGTACTTGGAGCAGCAACAGCAATGTATGCTTCTGGTGTAACAGATCCACAGACACTGGCATACTCACTACTTGGTGCACTTGTGCCCGTGATCTTGAGAGCAGCCAACCCTTCTGATCCAGCATTTGGAAAGATGCCTTCAGTAGATGAGGTAGACAAGGCAGTTAAGGCTGCTAAGGTTGTCAAGAAGGCTCCTGCAAAGAAAGCAGCAGCAAAGAAGTAAGTAATTAGATTAGCAGGCTAGGGTAGTTGACTAGCCTGCTTTTCTATGCTATAATATTTATGCCTGCCCAAATGGGGGGTAAATTAATTTATTCGCTTGAAAGGGGAATAACATGGTAAAAACAGCACTGGATCTTTTTAATGATCCATTCTTCAACACCTTCTCAAATTTTCAGAAGGTAACAACAGCAACAAACTATCCACCTTATAATCAGATCAAATTAAATGATACAGAGTATATTCTGTCATTTGCTTTGGCTGGTTTTTCTAAGGATGATGTCTCAGTATCGCTAGACAATCGCAAACTTACAATCAAGGGCGAAAAGCAGGACACTGAGTTGCCAGAGGGAGCAGAGTATCTACACAAGGGCATCGCAGCCCGTAAGTTTACAGATATCTTCACCCTTCCTGAGTTTGTTGAGGTTATTGGGGCTGAATTCAAAGACGGTATCTTAGATGTCAGACTTGAAAAGCAGATCCCAGAAGACAAACTTCCAAAGACTATTGAAATTCAATAGTATAATGGATAACATTCCGCTATGAGACTTTAAAAGGTTTTACAACGGATGCTCCTATGAGTGGAGAGTTAGCAGGAGTCGAATCTTCGTGGCTAATAGACCTGAGCAGTCGTCTATAAACTGCTCATTTCCTATGCTACAATATAATTGTCCCCACACAGGACCTTAGTGATGGATTAGTTACCCATTGGATAGAGACCGTGGCGCAAGTCAGGTGAATTGCCTGTGTGGGGCCTTAATATTGCACGGTATAATAGAAGCAATGACTGACAAAGAGTTAGACCATTATAATAAGCAGCAGTATAAGAAGATGCTTGCTAAGATAAAAGAGGATTCTGGCTGTGTGGACTGTGGAATAAATAATCATATTATTTTAGATTTCGATCACATAAGAGACAAGAAATACAATGTGTCAAGGATGATCCATGATGGTTTTTCATGGAAGGCTATCAAGAAAGAAATAGAAAAGTGTGAGGTGGTTTGTGCCAACTGCCACAGAATAAGGACCCACAACAGGCTAAACGGCATGCTATAATAGTTATATGATAAACGAAGGCGATTTTGTTATGGGTTCAACATCCGAAGGCGTAGTCCACGGAGTCGTAGAACACATCATGACAGAGGGCGGAGTATACGGAGTTCCTGGAACAGAGTATGCAATTCAGTCAATGCCACCAGACAACCCAGCAATGGCTGTTAGAATTTACGAACAAGAAGACGGTAAGTGGGAGCCAACTGCATACAGTATTGGTATGATGTATCAGGACGCTACCAAGATAGATATGGAAACTCATTCAATGGATTCAGAAGTTGAGATGGCAATGTACGACTCGCAGGTTGGTAAGTCGTATAAGGAAAAAGAAGAAAAGATTAAAAAAGAGTACGAAGGTTGTGGCTGTCCTATGTGCAAAGAGTTAAACGTTACATGTGAAGAGTGCCCACAGTGCCAGGCTGGAGAAATGAAATCAGATTGCTGTGCTAATGTAAATAAGCAAGCACCATGCTGGGATGGCTATGTACAGCGTGGAATGAAGCCAGGAGCAAACGGTAGACCAGTTCCTAATTGTGTACCTGCTGCAAAAGCAGATGATCTTTTTGAAGATGATGACACAGTTGAATATGAAACAGATTCAGTATCAAAGGCTGAAGGCTACTCACCACCAGCAGGAGCAAGATCTGCTGCTCGTAGAGCAATTAAGTTTAAAGAAGATGGTAAAGCAACTGGTGCAGGAACTGCAGTTGGTTGGACTCGTGCAGGGCAGTTAGCAAGAGGAGAAACTATCTCTCTCAGTACTGTTAAGAGAATGTTCTCGTACTTCTCACGCCATGAAGTAGACAAGAAGGGTAAAGACTGGGGCAACTCAGCAAACCCATCTAACGGATACATTATGTGGTTAGCATGGGGTGGAGATGCAGGTTTCTCATGGTCAAGAGGAATTGTTAATCGTGAAAAAGATAAGGCATTATTTGCTGACTTTGGTAAGGATTATACAAAGGTACAAACAGAAAGACACTCACTATAATGCCAAAGAAAAAAGCATTAGCGTTTAATCCAATTCAGATTAAAGATGGTTGGATTGTTAGACTGTATAAAGATGGTCGCATCAAGTCTAAGATTGCACCGTACGAAGTAAAGCATCCTAAAAAGTAATATTGGGTAGTTTTAAGTCATACCCAGGACTATTTAAAGTTGGGGGTCTAGTGTTGCAACATAGGCCATATTTGTTTCCCGACAAATATAGGCTAACTAAACCCTTAATCCTATTATAGCATCTTACCTACATATTGTAAAGTTATATTCTTTTTCCCATTTAATAATGTCAGTTTCATCATTAAGTAGTGGCTGTCCTTTTATATTTAAACTAGTATTTAGTAAAACTGGCACCCCAGTTTCGAGATAAAACTTATTTAAAACCCTATATAAGCCCCTATGCTGCTCTCTGCTTACTGTCTGAACTCTTGATGTTCCATCAGCATGAACAACCGACGGTATCTTATCTGGCTGAAGACATTTAACTGTATACTGCATATAAGGGCTTGTGAAATCCATATCAAACCACTTAGAGGCACACTCCTCCATAACTACTGGAGCAAAGGGTCTGAACAACTCTCTTTGTTTAATTCGGTTAACCTTATCCTTAATGTTTGGATCTCTTGGGTCTGCAAGGATACTTCTGTTCCCTAATGCTCTTGGACCGTATTCTGCTCTACCTGTTGCTACTGCTACGACTCCATCTTTTAATATACCGTCCACAATTTGCTGAACAGGATACTCTCCTCCAAGATCATAGCCAAGATATGGAGTCTTCCAGTCAAGGTGTTTTCCGTATAAGGCTGCTGCTGCACCTAAAGAACTACCAGCATCTCCAGGGTTAGGCATGATCCAAATCATATCAAATATATTCCATAGCAGTGTATTTGCTGAAGAGTTAAGTGCACACCCACCCATAAAAACTAAATTCTTTTTTCCAGTAATCGAGTATGCCATATGCATAAACTCGTTAAGTCTTTGCTCATAAACAAATTGAACCGCTGCTGCAATTTCAAACTTATCTTGCTCTGATTCTATAGAACCCCAATCAGTTATTCCCTTATGAAAGTTATATTTTTGCTTATTTGTATTTGGAAAGTATTCATTTACTTTTCTGTAATGTTTGGTCCAGTCTCCATAAGCAGCCATGCCCATCATGATGTACTCTTCTTGATTGGGCATAAGTCCAATTAGTTGTGTAAATGCAGAGTAGAACAAACCAAAACTAACTGGATAGTTTTGTTTATACTTTAGTTTAATTCTTTCTCCTTCACCAACCCAAATTGTTGAGGTATTAAATTCACCAATTGCATCGAGAACAACAATGCATGCATCGCTAAAAGCACTTGTGTAGTATCCTGCTGCTGCATGAGAATAGTGGTGCCCAAAATTTTTTCTTGGCAATTCTCCAAGTTCTGTGGACTCAAACCATGGCCTGTCTCCACCAAACCCACCTCTAGTCTTTACTCTAAGTTTCTTAAGTAAAGGCTTTTCATAGTATGCTATTTGATCTGGATACCCATACTGCAATGCATCTTTAATTAATTCTTTATTAGTAAACCAGTCATTTTTTTGTTTGCTATATCTTTCTGAATGACCTGCAAAAAGTATTTCTCCATTCTTGATTAAGGATACAGATGCGTCATGAGTAGTTTCATTTATGCCAAGAATTATCATTTTATTAGTTCTTTATAAAATTCTTCTGCAATGTGTATATGTTTGTGAACCCCACAGTGTGCATGCTCTGGTCCGCTTTCTATATCTTGTCCTGAACCAAAATATTTATTATCTATGTTTTCATAGTTTGTGTGACATTGTCTTGAAATTCCAGTATCAACAACAAACTCTTTGCTGTTTATAAAATTAGTAAAAGGTAGGTTTTCTATCTGACCAAAAACATCTAAAATGGGAAAATTCCAAGATGACCAAATTAGTTTAATTTTACTTGCAGCACAATACTGTTCTAACATATGTATTGCCCTCATTGAAAAAAATAGAGAAAACTCCATTGGAAGAATATCATTGTAGTCATATGGAATTTTTAAGTATTGCTGTCTATCTGAAATCTTTTCATTTGTATATCTTTCTAAGTGAACACTTTCTATAAATTTATTTTTTTCTATATCTTTTGTAACACCAATAAGACCTTTTTTAGTAGGAACAATCATTCTAAATGGATCTGGAAAAAGGCAGACAATAGTTTTTGGGTTTCCAAATTCTTTAAAATAAGCAAACATTTGAAAAACTAATTCCTGTATAGACGCTCCAGGATGAGAAAGATTATGTACATTTTTATTGGTCATTTTCCCTAAAATTTTTGGCCAAGATGCATTGCTAGGAACACCTAGCCCATAGGTATTAGAGCAGCCAACAGCAAGTATTTCGGCAACATCTTCCCAATCTTTACACCTAAATCCAAAATTATTTGTTATATACTCAGTATTTGCATCTACAACTATACCCGCTCTGGCCTTAAACCCAAGCCTTTTAGAGTTTTTATCTAAATAGCCAAGTTGGTTATGCAAGTAGTTGTTGACATAATAGTCCGTATTTTCTTGATAGTCTGGGTGGCTATTTCCACCATTAACCATCGCATATAGAGGATTCATTAATAAATATACCTATCTTTATTTTTTTTTCTAAAAATACTTTTTATTTTAAAAAAAGCAGTATGAATGTAATACTTTGTTTTCATTATGCTATTATAGCACCTCTGGCAGGAATCGAACCTGCGACGCTTGGCTTAGAAGTCCAACGTTCTGTCCACTGAACTACAGAGGTTTAGTAGGCCTAGAAGGTAATGCTCCTTCTTCTCAGGATTAAAAGTCCTGAGCATCACTTTAATGCTTTAGGCCCACGGTACATCTGGTAGGACTTGAACCTACGGCTCTCTGCATATAAGGCAGGTACTCTAACCAACTGAGTTACAGATGTATAAAAATGTTTATAGGCTTCTTAAATTAAGTCTTCCATCATGAAAAGCACAAAGAAGATCTAAAGACATGTCTTTGTGATATTTTTCATAAAGTTCTGCTCTAGTGCCCATAAAACTGCTTTCTCTAAAGTTCCACTCTCCGCTCATTGCCTTGACTATTTCTTCTGAGATCTTATTATGCTTTTTTCCTAAAAATGCTGCATTGGATATCCAGTATCCAGATTCAGTTCCTGACAAAAGCCTGTTAAGCGAGT